ATTACACAAATGGTGGAAATGCAATTGTTGTTGCCGATACTTCGGGCTCAATGACAGCGATCATTTCGGGGAGTACCAGAGCAATGGATGTTTCGACCTCTCTTGCCTTGTACTTTGCGGAACACAATGAGGGTGCATTCAAAAATTACTTCATCTCTTTCTCAGAGAGTCCAGAATTGGTAGCAGTTCGTGGGAATACTCTGATGGAAAAGTTGCGCAACATTAGCACTACTAATTGGGGATTCAATACCAATATCGAAAAGGTATTTGATTTGATTCTCGATGCTGCAAAGCGTGCTGGTGCTGATGCTGAAGACGTCCCTAAGGTTATCTATATCATTTCAGACATGGAATTTGATTCCGTAAGAGGTGGAAGAAATGAAACCAATTACGAAGCGGCAAAGAGAAAGTTCGATGCTGCTGGGTTCCAGCTACCTCACGTAGTGTTCTGGAATGTGGCATCGAGAAACAGTAATGTTCCAACTTCTGCGGCACAAACCAATGTGACCTTGGTTTGTGGTTTGTCACAGAGCACTTTTCGTTATGTTCTAGAAGGAAAGACTCCGGTCCAGTCCATGCTAGACATTCTTAACGGTGAGCGCTACTCGCAGATTGTCCTTAGCTAAGGAGTAAAGAATGGGGCCGACAAACCGGTAAAGGCTAGCAAGTTAAGGGTTGTATCTACTAGCTGCCCCATTCCCTTATAAGAAAGGTAACCATTCCTTGATTAAAAAGATCGGACTACTATTAGGCTCTCTAGTTGCAGTAGTACTGTTAGCGTTTAATGGAATTGGAGTAGCAAGTGCAACTCCTATTGCTACTAGTGTTGCTGGAACAGCAACCTGTACTACTAATTCAACTGGATACTGTACGGTCAATCATGACTTAGGAACTACTCCTAATTCAGTAGTAGTAACCATTCAAGCTGGCGGCGGATTCGCTAATGCTTATGCGTTTACTGCAACTACCTTTAAGGTTCACGCATACACTGCTGGCGGAGGAAATGTAGTTTCTAAGCCTGTTACATTCTCATGGGTTGCTTTTGCTGGTGCAAATTCAACAACTCCACCAACTACTCTTCCGACCACAGTTCCAACAACTCAGCCAACTACTACGCCACCAACAACAGAACCAACTACTTCACCACCAACTTCAAATCCCCCGGCCGATTGGCCTAGTGCGGATAATACTGGTCCGGTAACTGGTACTGTGTTGACTGATTACACAGGATCTCTTTCGATTACTGCTCCGAATACAGTGATTGATTCTAAGACTGTGAATGGTGATCTCGATATTCGTACAACTGGGGTCGTGATCAAGAATTCAGTTATCAATGGCGAGGTAAGCAATTATGATAACGGAGTGACTAGTTCGTTTACTATTCAGGACTCAATCGTAAAGAATGGAAAGCGTGATGCGTGTATGTGCGTCGGCTCTCATGATTTTACTGCCCTGAGACTTGAAGTAATTGGTGGTAACCGTGGAATGTATTGTGAAAAGAATTGTACGATTCACGATACTTATGTGCATGGCACTGATCTAAAAGCCGCACAACACGCGTCGGCCATTCGTGTAGAGCAGAATGCAACACTTGTTCATAACAAACTTCAATGTGACTGGACTGATCTTACCGATAGTGAGATTGGATGTTCGGCAGACATGACTGGTTATCCAGACTTTGCACCGATTAAGAATAACACTATCGATAACAATTACTTTGTTGCAAATCCTGCTGGACTTGGATTCTGTGCTTACGGTGGAGACACGCAAGGTAAGCCATTTTCAAGTGATCCAAGCAATGCAACTAACATCGTGTTCAAGAACAACGTATTCGAGCGTGGATCCAATAACAAGTGTGGAACTTGGGGTGCAATTACTGACTTCAATCCATCACGCGCCGGAAACGTATGGACAAATAACAAATGGGATGACGGTAGTACAGTTAACCCGGAATAAGTAATCTTATTAGGCACTCACAGCAACTTTTCTTTATGAAAATTAGCTCACTTGGTAGAGCAATTGTTTATGGTACAATAGGTAACTGGTTCAACTCCAGTATTTTCAAACACAAAGTAATGTGCCTAGTTAAAAGCCACCCCGGTCCCGAGGGTAAACGTAGTGGATTAAATATATCGGGCACATACGGCTATAGCTCAGTCTGGACAGAGCACTTGGCTACGAACCAAGGTGTCGGGGGTTCAAATCCCTCTAGTCGTACTGGGAATTACATAATTCCTCATGGTGGATGAAGCGGCGGCATTAGCAATTAGATTGTGGCTCTAATTCTCGCGGGTTCGAATCCCGTCTTCCACCCTTAGACCCTAACAGCAATCTTAATTACAGAAAACAGAGCAGCACTGCTGACAGTTTAACAGTTAATTAATCGGGTCTAGATAAAACAAGGCATGGCTGCTGGGACAGAGACGGGACTGTAAATCCTGTGCGGCACGCTACCAAGGTTCGATTCCTTGACATGCCACTTAGACACGAACAGCAATTTATAACAATTCTCATGATAAGAGAGAGGTAGTGGGTTCGATTCCCACATCCCCCATTTCTTGGGGGGTTAGCTCAATGGTAGAGCGCTAAAAGTTATGTGTCTAGTTTTAATAGAAGTAGTGCTCCGGAGTATTAGAATTGTAACCTGTCTCCGATTTACGAATACGGCACAGGAGCAATAATCACTACTTCTCATAGCGGGATGGCGCAGTTAGGTAGCGCGACGGGCTCATAACCCGAAGGTCGCGGGTTCGAATCCCGCTCCCGCCACTGGTGACTTATCTTGTAAGATAACGACACCTTTAATAGAGACGCTTACAGCAATGCCTTAGGCAGATATTTGTTCTCAGAAAACAAATTGATTTGGTTCGATTCCAAACATGGTAAACACCATGAAACTAATGCGTCTCGTCAACGGCAGATAGCTCAGACGGTAGAGCACTGGATTGAAGCTCCGGGTGTCACAGGTTCGATTCCTGTTCTGTCGACTCATTAAAGAAAGGAGTACATTTGCCTTTAATTGGAAACGTCTATAAAGGAACTGGTAAAGACCAGCAGCGATGGTATAGAAATAACAATACTAAGACTGAAGTTCCAGGCGTATCAGCAATAGTCGACATGATGCCCAAGGGTGCCTTAACTCCTTGGGCCGCAAGACTTGCAGCAGAATGGGCAGTAGATAATATCAATGAGGTTCAAGAGTTACTGTCCGAAAAGGATGGTCGTTTTCGAGCCATTGATAAGATTAAGAATGCCAGTTCTCGCTATGCAGATAAAGCAGCTAAAGAAGGAACCAGTGTTCATCATTATGCAGAAACAGTTGCTAGAGCAGTACAAGCAAACACAAAACCTAAGGCTGACGATATGCCTCAAGGGACGATGCCTTATCTGAGGAACTACGTACGGTTTCTAAAAGAATTCGACGTAGAACCAGTAATGCTCGAAACTGTGGTGTGGAATGAGGAAGTTGGATACGCTGGTCGAATTGATATGGCCGCTATTCTTCATAAGATTAGTGAAGATCTCGTAATCGTAGATACTAAGTCCGGTGCTTCTGGAGTTTGGGAATCTGTTTCATTGCAACAGACTGCTTATGTAAAAGCAGAATCATGGTGGGATGAAGAGGAAGATATCCTAAAACCAATGCCAGAAATCCTTGGTGCGTATGCTTTGTGGCTACGCCCAGAAGGATTCGCATTGATTCCAGTTGATACAACAGACATGGAGTATGAACAACTCAAGAGACTTCGGGGATCACTTGAGTGGAAACGAACTAGAGCAAAGAAAGTAGTTCGTCCAGCTATTAATCAGTATCCAATTAAGAGGCAGAGGAGATGGTAGTGCTTCTCTTAGGTGGTCCTGCGCATGGGCAGGAAAGGGAATTAGAAAATGGTCAAACTGAGCTTACAATTATGGCTCCGTCACCAGGAAATCCCCTTCCGACACCGTGGAAATATGAAGTAAAAACAATTCAGGCAGAAACTAAACCTGGTTGGGTTTTTGAAAAAACTGTTCTAGTTGAAAAGAGCATGCCTGTAGATGTAGCAACTGAGGCATTGACTCAAGTTCTCCTGATTAAGTTCGGATCAGAATTAGTTAGACAATTCATGGAAACTGGAACTATTGTAGAAAGCCCATGGCAGATGCTTGGAGGTGAAGAAAATGACACAGACTCCACAAATAGTGAAAGTCAGTCCCCCTTACTCATTGCCAAGCGATGATGAACTGTATTCAGAAACTCAAATGCTACGACAGGAATTAGGGTCATTGATTACTGATCTTCGAATCATGATTGGTAACATCCGAAAAACTCCTGAAGATTGGTATCCAGCAGCAATTGCCGATGCTTTAGAGGAGATTATCAATGGCTGATAAACCGAAGACATATGCTCAGCAAGTTCAGGAACTGAAAGATCAAAAAGATGAACTGTTAACAGATATCGAAGATCTGAAAAGACAGATTTCATTCATTCCTGAACTTCAAGACGAAATCTCAGATCTTAATGCTAGATTAGCAGCACAAGCTGATAAATCTCGAAGCTCCTTTGTAACTGACAAAGCAAAAACTACTGATTTAATTCAGCGTGCTGAGTCGGCGGAAAAGGGAATTCGGAATTTGCAAAAGCTTAATCAGGATTTGATTCGTGAAAAAGATAGCTTACAGCAGCAGCTAGACATTCTTGGAAAAGAGCGCGATAAATATCGTGGGCTTGAAGATAAGGTCAATCTTATTTCTAAAGAATTAAAGGCTGCTAATATACGAGTCGCTGCATTGAATCAACAATTACGCGATAGACAAGTAGAATTCAATGAGGCTGCGGCCCGTACGGAAAAGGAAATTCTTTATCTGCGCGAACTAGCTAAGGCGCAAGCTGCAAGAATTCAAGATGTAACAGCAACAGTGCAAGCAATGCCAGATACTATTTCAAGTCTAAAGGACATGATTAGTAGATGGTAAGGGCACAATCCCGAAAACATCGGGGCTATGCTACTCAGAGGCTAATCGCTTTACGCTGGAAACAGAATGGTTTGGCTCCTTATGCTGTTCCTGTTGGTGCTGGAGAATCTGGCGAGGATATTTTGAATCCACCACCAGGATTAGTAATTGAAATAAAGGCTCGTGATACTGTTAGCCTGCAATCAGCATTAAGGCAAGCAACGAAATCTAATCCAGAGGCAATTCCCTGGATCATTTGGCGACACAACGGACAAGGTGAAGCCAGTTTGGATGACTGGACAGTCACCATGCGATTAAAAGACGCAGAAGAATTGTATCTGGCATGGAGGAATGTTAATAATGGATGAGCAGTTCGAAAAGCTTATCGCAGACGCGGTAGAGAGAAACCCAGACCTTGTAAAAAAGTTCGGGAATCCCCTAGATAAGAATGATCCTCGCAATTGGACTCCTACTGAGAGAGCCGAAAAAGGATTATCACAAGAGGAACAGCTTAAACTTCTTGGATTAGATGTTGAATCACAGTCTATGGCTGTTGCAATGTTGGTTCAAAAGAATCTTGAACTAGAATTCCAGCTAGATAAACTTCAGCGATGGGCAGCCGATAAAATGGCTGAAGAATTCGTTACTCTTGTAAGAGAGAATCCTGAAAAGGCGTCTGAATATCTGAAGTCAATGATGGAAATGGGTGAGCCTCCATCTAAAAATGTTCCAGTTGCTGGACAAGAACCATTGCCGATGGTGCAAACTGTAAATGGACCAATTCGCTTGGATCAGATTCCGGGATTTAAAGACGATCCTAATTGGCGTCCAAGTCCTGATTGGCTAGATGCGAATTGTACGTGTGACGTTCATACCAAGAAACGAGCAGAGTCCGAGGGTAAGGGCCCGTTCGATTTCCCGACTGGAATGTATTTGTGATTAAAGGGTCAAGGCTGAAAAGCCTGGCCCTTTTTTCTATCCCCGGAGATGATCTTGAAATATGAGAAGTGACTGGTCTACTGTGGATGAAATTCATAGACCTCTATCTAAAGACCTTGCCGACAAGGCAGAGAAAAAGTTAGCTGAACTAGAAGCTCGAATCGAGGAAGAAGAGAATAAGTTTAAGCCTCAACCATTGAGGTCTAAACTAATCTGGGTTGGGGTAGATTTGGACGGAACACTGGCAGAACCATTATGGACTCCTGATAATCCGACCACGGAAATTGGTGACCCTATTTGGTCCAATGTGGACAAACTAAAAGTCTTAGTAGCAATGGGGTATAAGATCTTTGTTCATACATCTAGACCATGGACTGATTACGCAATCATTGAGCAATGGTTACAACATTATGGCATTCCATACAAGGAAATTCAATGTGGAAAACCGTTATATGCTGCATATATTGATGATCGTGCGATCAATGCTGAGGAGAAATCATGGCTGCCACAATAGGCACGGATTCAGGACCGTTAATTCCTTTTTCTAGTACTAGATGCATTTGCCTACACAACAGGGGGCAACACGCCCTAGGTATCAATAAGTGCGACAATTGCGATTGCTCTAAATTCCAGTTACATAAAGTCTTGACTGCTGCGGAAGCGGATGAGTTAACAGGTGCGATGTGTGTCACACCTGAAGCGCCGGACCCCAGTCAAACTGAGAGTATGCAAATTGTCGATAGCAATGATCGGGGGTCGGCAATTACTGTAAAACAAAAAGAGTGGGGTAAGTCCGGATTAAAAGACAGCGGTAACCGGCTGCATTTTGATTCAGGAATGGTACGTGATGTTGATGATACAAAACCGGCTTTTGATCTCGTAATTCCTGAGGGAATTCCTTATGACGAATTAATGCTTACTCGCTGGGCTGAGTTACTTCGCAAAGGTGCTATCAAATATTCTCGTCGTAATTGGGAAAAAGCTAACAGCATAGAAGAATTGGAACGTGCGAAGGCCAGTGCTTTCCGTCATTTCATTCAATGGTTCTCAGGGGAAACCGACGAAGATCACGCAGCGGCTGTATTCTTTAACATCAATGAAGTAGAAACCATCAAGTTCAAACGAACAAAGGAGACTGGATAAATGCCAGCAACAACAACTCGTGGTTCAAAGGTAGCAGAAAACGAAGTAGATCTACTGTCCGAAATGGACACTAACCCGACTGGTCCGAATCAGGATGAAGAGGACTTTGATTTGCTTTCTGATATGTCAGAAAGTGATGCTAAGGCATGGGTTCCGTGGAATGAAGATGACCAACCACGAGGAATTCAGGGAACTGTTACTCACGTCGGCACCGTAACTCAGGATGCTAAGTATGGCGGAGATGAAGTTCCTTATGTGGAATTAACCGATAAAGATGGCACTGTATGGGGAGTGCGTGGTTATTCCACTGTTCTAGAGAATCAAATGAACAAGGTCATTGACGGAGGTCTCCGTTCCGGTGACATTTTCGCGGTTGTCTACAAGGGAGAGACCACGAATCGTAAGGGTGACAACACCTACAAGAACTTCCAAGTCAAGACTAAGCACATTGGACACTGAGAATGCCTTTGAAATTTAATCCTCCTAGAGAATCAGCACGATACGCATCGTTCACCTATGGAGAAATTTCTTCTGAAAGAGGAACTTTCAAGGTTTCCAATAATCTTGGGGCATTGAAGGCAGCAACTGTTAGAAACGCTCGCTATTCTAATGTCAAACTCTTTGAGAATGTCGATGGTGATTGGTATCTGCTTTATTCGGTACCAAAAGGAAGCCTGTACGGTGATCTTCCTTGGGTAAAGCAAGTAGGCTACAGTTGGCGCAGTACTCCGTATAAGAAGGCAGTTCCAATGACTCGTGACGAGTATGCCGAATGGCGAGTAAGAGTTGAACGTGAGAGAATTGCTGATGGATCAGCGTCTCTTGATTTGAATCCTGGTAGAGATTTCGTAAGCCCAGACGCTTATGATTCTGCCACAAATGTTAGATAAATGGGTGCAGTAAAAACAAAGGAGTAATTAACATGAGTGCAGCTTCACCGCGCGAGGTTCGTGCGTACCTTCAAGAGAATTCGGAAAGACTTCCTGAGGGTGTTTCTGTTGGACAGCGTGGCCGTCTTTCTCAGCAGGCAAAGGATTTCTTTACTGCTGAAACTGGCCGTGAGGTAGTGAGCCCGGCTGTTTCTGCGGATGCTGAGTAATCAGTAGACATTAGATAAGGGGTCGGTCCACATTGGATCGGCCCCTTTTCTTGTATCTACTGCCCGACTTAAGAAAGGATTCTTCATGGCAGATGATTGGAGAGTGAACGAAGCGTTAAAAATGCTCAGACAAATTGTCACTTGTCCATTATGCGGAGCATTAGTGTCAACTGCTGATGGATACACTACTCATCAACAATGGCACGACGCTATGAATCAATACGTTGCAAGCGTTGACAATCGCTTGGCTCAATTCTCAGATTACATTATTAATCCTGAAACTGGCCTCCAAGTGCAAGTCCAGCGTAGACTGGATACTATTACAGATTACGTTGTGGCTCCGGAAACGGGTCTTGAACCAAGAGTTACCGCCGCGATCACTGCAACTAATGGAGCTGTTACTCAGCTTAGAACAGACGCAACAAATGCCATTGCACAATTGCGATCCGACGCAACAACAGCAATTCAAGGAAACACTACTGCAATTAATCAACTGAGAACGGATGCAACAAATGCGATTAATGCATTAGATGCAAGAGTTGATGTGTTAGAGGCTGCATCCTAATAAAAGAATAGGAGTCGCGCGTGAGTGAAATCCGCGAATGGCTAGAGAGACTTTATGGTCAGTCTCCTGGTTTCTTTGGTATTACAGCCTTTGCGGGTGGCCGACCTAGAAGAACTCAATGGTTTGCAACTAGCGCGCTTGACGCCGCTGAAAAAGTAATTGTAAAATACGCAGATAAAGCAGACCTTTATCTTTCAGTTGGCACCCATTCCGAACCTCAACCAACTCGCGGTGGCGAGTCCACAATTATTTCGATTCCTGGACTATGGTCTGATTTAGATATCGGAGAGGTTGGGCATAAGCCCGCTTCTCTTCCAAATCCGCCAAACGAAGATGATGCATTGTCCATTGTAGCTGGACTTCCTGAAGCATCAATGCTCATGCATTCTGGTGGAGGATTACAGGCATTCTGGATTTTTGAAAATGGTCCGTGGGTCTTTTCCGATGCCGAAGATAAAGCTAAGGCAAAGAAAGCTATTCAAGAGTGGGCAAATCTCCTTGAAGAAAAAGGAAAAGAACTCGGATTCCATGTTGATAAGGTTGCTGATCTAGCTCGAATTCTTCGAGTACCTGGAAGTGTTAATCACAAAGAAGGTCTAAAAAGACCTGTCCAAATTAGATGGTCAGATAAACCAGGACACGATGTTGACGAGTTAACAGCATTCGGAATCCCTGACAGTCACCAGTATGAATCAGATCCAAAACCAGTAGAGGACAATTTTCCTCTAAGCTGGAATGAAATTCTTGCGCCACACGGCTATATTCAATGTGATGATAACAAATGGGCCAGACCAGGAAAGGATTGCTCGGAAGGAATTTCGTTATCTATTGCGGATTTTTCTCCCTTTGTAATTACCAATTGGTCTGAATCAGATGACAACTTGCCGGTAGGTAGAGGCACTAAGCTAACTAAATTACGACTCTATGCTCTTTTGAATCACGATGGAAACATCGAAAAGGCTAAGAAGTCTCTACCGAATCGGAAGATCAAACTTACACCAGCGTCCACAATTACTATGAAACCTGTTCGCTGGATTTGGAAAGATAGAATTGCAGAAGGTACGCTTGCTTTACTTGCTGGTCGTGAAGGAATTGGTAAATCAACTCTGGCATATACCCTAGTAGCACAGATTACTAAAGGACAATTAGAGGGAGACCATTACGGTAAGCCTCGCGGAGTAATCATTGTAGCTACTGAGGATTCTTGGGAATTTACTATTGTTCCTAGATTAGTAGCTGCTAATGCCAATTTGGACAAGGTATTTCGAGCTGATCCTGTCGACGAAGATGAATATGGAATTAGCCTGCCGCGCGATGTTGACGAATTGAGTATGATTGCTAAAGAAAATGGGATCGGTTTCATTCTTCTAGATCCGCTGATGTCTAGGGTTGATTCCAAATTGGACTCACATAAAGATCATGATGTGAGAAAGGCTTTGGAGCCATTAGTAAAGATGGCTATTGCATCGCAAGCTGCGGTACTGGGATTGATCCACGTAAATAAGTCAGGATCAACTGATCCATTGTCGACACTCATGGGATCACGTGCATTCTCTGCGGTTGCTCGTGCTGTACTTTATGTAGCAGAAAATCCAGAAAACCGAGAAGAAAAGGTAATGAGTCAAGCCAAGAATAACTTGGGTAGGTCCGATTTGCCGGAGCTTGCATATACGCTGACCCAAGTCACAGTTGGCATGTTTGGTGACGAGATTATTACCTCTGTCGCTCTACAGTGGGCAGGAGAAAAAGATGTTGGAACTGTTCGCAATTACATTTCTTCTAAAGGATCTACTACTAAAACTCAGGCAGAAATTGCTGAGGAATTTCTAACAGATCAATTAGCAGATGGTCCTGTACCGTCACAGCGAGTAAAAGATAAGGCTAAAGAACAAGGAATTTCAGAAGCAACTCTAAAACGAAAGTTTAGTGATATGGGCGGTATTGCAAAGAGACAGGGACATGGAAAATCCATGATGTCTACTTGGGAATTTCCTACTCCGGAAAGTAATTTCGAAGATTATCTAGGAATGGTTAATGCTTAATATTGAAATGAAAGATTGGCGTGGGACTCCCATTCAGCTGGGATCAATTGTTGTTTACCCAGGAAGAAAAGGTAGTCATCAATGGATGGTTGAAGCAGAAGTAATCGAAATATTTCAAGACTGGCAATGGGGAGAATTTAAATGGGCACTTCGTGTTCAGCCATTGCGACAAGGAACCTACGGCCGGACCAATAAAAAACCAGTAAAAATCACAGCACTTGAAAGAGTGACTGTTGTTGATAATCCGGATCAATTAGCAAAGGTTGGGTGGCCTGACGATGCCGTATCCGAGCGACATTAATGATTCATGGGATCATTTCTATGATGATGAGGAACACGAAGATTCTTATGACGATGATGGTGACCAATTATTATTCGAAGAAGATGGTCAATTCTATTTGACTAATGACGATGACTATTGGGACGCAGAAGATAACACTTGGGATTAGGAGTTAAATGATCACTTATTCACATCCGTTAGGCACTGTTTATGTTCCATTACCTGATGATGATCTAAGTGAAGCCTACCAACTCTATAGGAATACTGATGTATTCTGGGCAGCGGACACGGAAACTACTGGACTTAATCAATATGCCAAGGATTTCCGTATCCGTATTGTCCAAGTAGGAACCAAAGATAAGGCGTGGATTCTTAGACCTGAATGGCACATGCAAGCCATTAACGATTTAACTGGTCAGGATGGTCGGCCGGTTTGGTGGCATAACTGGGTTTATGACGCACTCGCTATGGAAACATCTTTAGGACTCGATTTCGATAACACATTTACGGGTGCACAGGATACTGAAACTGCATTCAGACTTATCGATCCACGTCCCATTATGAAAGGCGGCTCTGGACATAAGCTAGAACAGCTTGGTACAGAGTATGTATATCCTGGTTCTAAAAAAGATGCTCGTGGAATGATCTTAGAGGAAGGTAAGCGTCTCTTTGGTCGAGCATTCAATAAGGACAATATGTGGACAATGATACCTGTCGATAATGCAGCATACAATATCTATGCCGGACAGGATGTTTTCCTCACCGCACGATTAGCGGAAGTAGGAACACATAAAATGAGGGAACTCAATTTAGAGCGTTTCTACAATTACGAAAGACCGCTTGGGTGGAGACTTGCCCAGATGCAAAGAGACGGAATTCTCTTTGACGACGAATGGGCTGCGCGCGTGGAAGCCGAGTACGACGAGATCGCAGACAAGTACGAAAAAGAACTTAGTGTAAAATGGAAGATCGCAAAGGGTAAGACTGCTAAGTCTTATGCTAATGCGGCAGCTTCTCTTATTCAGGTATTTGAATCCTTTGATGTTAAATGGACTAAGTTCTCTGATAAAACTAATCGTCCATCTTTAGATAAGTCAGTTATTAAGGAGTTAATGAATCTTGGACAGAATAAAGAGATTCAAGGATTGGCTACAGCGGTATTCGAAGCAAAAAGAAATAAGCACTATGCTGACTACATTCGGGGAATGCGAGCTGAACTCGGAACAGATGGACGAATTCATCCAAATATTCGACCTATGCAAGCAGCAACCCATAGGATGTCGATTTCAAATCCTCCTATTCAGCAGTTCCCACGGGATGACCCACGAGTGCGAGGAACACTTATTGCTGACGATGGCGAAGTTATTATTACCGCTGACTATGCACAGGTGGAATTCCGCGTGGGCGCAGCAGTCTCGCAAGATCCGGTCCTAATTGGAAAGATCAAGAACGGTGAAGACTTACATGAAGTTACCGCGACTGCTCTATTTGGAGCGAATTTTAATAAGGGGCAACGTCAGGCCGCAAAGCCCATCGGATTCGGCCGCCTTTATCTTGGTGGTGCCAAAGGTATTTATACCCAGATGGCTGAATCGGATACTACTGGCTACATGCCCAGCATGGCGCAAGTAACTAAAGCAATCAGAGCATTCGACAACCAGTATAGAACTTACTATCGATGGGCAACTGGACTAAAGGATAATGTTGAAAAGACAGGTGGAATCCTTTATACGGCAACTGGAAGACGGCTTATTGTCTCACCTTCCTATGCCGCTCCGAATTATGCTATTCAGTCGGTTGCACGAGATCTGTTTGCAGCGGGCATTAATAAGGCTCACCAAAGAGGACTCGGTCAATACATCCGATTGGTGGTGCACGACGAAATTGTTGCATCTGTCCCCGAGAACGAAGCCAGCGAAATCGGAGCAGCAATCGCCGAATGCATGACTACAGAATTCAAAGGTGTGCCCATTGATGTGGAATGGGAAATCAAAGGGAAGCGATGGACTAAGTGATTAAAGTACAGATCCAAGTTACAGTGAACAGTATGGAATTTT